AAAGTTTCATATTCTTGATACTAAAACAAGAACTTTAGAATTTATAAAAAACCCAAATAAGATTTTCTTTAAAATTAAATATGATGACACAAAGAAAGAAACTCAGGATTTATTGAATGAGGATTTTTCTAAATACAAAAATTGTTTTGTCAAGATAATGGTAATGAACAAAACAAAACCATATGTGTTTGACAAATTTGTTGATAACCTGTATGCTGCATCTGCACAAGAAATATCAATAATTGAAGATTATCAAGAAAAACAAATTGAAACTGATATTGATATCGCAGAAGACACATTAAGTATAATTAATAAAGAAATAGATGTTATGGAAAATGTTGATAATAAAGATAAATTGAAACTCTTGGTAAAAGATTTATACATGGAGAGTTTGACTTTATGAACGAAGAAGAGGAAAAGAAAGAAGAAAAAAAGGAAGAATCTCCTATACTTTTCCGTTCAATGATTGTACCGGAGATCATACTAAATGATAAAGTTCAAGAAGGTAAGATTTAAAAATTTTGGTTCGTTTGGTAACAATTTTACCGAACTTATTTTAGATAAAAACCCAACAACTTTAATTTGTGGAAACAACGGAAGCGGAAAGTCTTTTGCTTTTCTTGATTCTATAACTTTTGCTCTATTTGGAAAACCATTTAGAAAAATCAATATACCTCAATTGATAAACTCTATTAATAATAAGCAATGTTTAGTTGAGATTGACTTTTCAAAAGGAACAGATGAATATCTTATTCGTAGAGGATTGAACCCTAAAGTATTTGAAATATTTAAAAATGGAGATCTTATAAATCAGGATGCAAAAAGCATAGATTACCAAGATGTACTAGAAGAACAGATACTAAAGATGAACTATAAAACTTTTACTCAGGTAGTAATACTTGGTAGTTCGTCGTTTATTCCTTTCATGCAATTACCGGCATCAGATCGCCGTGCAGTTATTGAAAATATTTTAGATATTAATGTCTTTACCACCATGAATGTTTTACTTAAAGGTAAAATGCTTCAAATAAAAGAAATGGTAAAGGAAGTAAATAATAAAATTGAATTAGAAAAACAAAAAATAGAACTGTATGAAAAATATGTAACATCATTGGAAAAGAAAAGTAATGATGACATAAAATCTGCACAGTCTAAATTAGAAGAGATTAAAAAAGAAATAGTTACATTGGAAGAAGAAATCCAATCACTATCATCGTCAGTACAAAATAAAATAAATTCAATCTCAGATAAACCAAAGCACAGTAAAAAAATTGTCGAGATAGAAAAACTACAAACAAAGATAACTATAAATTTGAATAACATTCAAAAAGATATTGATTTTTTTTCTAATAATATTTCCTGTCCATCTTGTAACCAGACAATAGATGAAAAAACAAAAACAGTAGAGATTGGAAAAAGAAACAAGAAAGCTAAAGAATATTCTGAAGCATTAAAACAATTAGAAGATTCTTTTGAAGAAATCAATAAAAAAATGTCCGAGATTGAGCAGATAAGCAGCGAAATCACAGATATTAATTTAGAAATACTTCAAAAACAAACTTCTCTGACCAATGCTAAAAGATATTTAAAAACATCTTTAGATGAATTAAATAAAACTACAAACTCTGTTGATGAAATTGATGAAGAAAAGAAAAAATTATCACAACATCAGTCCATACTAGAAACTTTAGAAAAAGAAAAAACTGAATTGAAGGATGAGTTGTTGTATCACGAACATGCACATCTTCTTCTCAAAGATACAGGTGTAAAAGCAAAAATTATAAAGTACTATTTGCCTTATATGAATAAGTACATTAATAAATTTTTGTCTTCTATGGATTTTTTTGCACAATTTACACTAGATGAAGATTTTAATGAGAAAATTAAAAGTAGACACCGTGATGAATTTAGTTATATGAACTTTAGTGAAGGTGAGAAGATGCGTATTGATCTTGCTTTGCTTTTGGCATGGAGAGAAATAGCAAGAGCAAAGAATAGTGTAAATTGTAACCTATTGATTCTTGATGAAGTATTTGATTCTTCTTTGGATTCTTTAGGTATGGATGAACTTATGAAGTTGTTGAATACTGTAAGTGATAAGTCGAATATATTTGTTATAAGTCATAAGTCAGATCAGTTGATTGATAAGTTTCAACATTTGATATCTTTTGAAAAGAAAAATAATTTTAGTAAAATACTATGAATGACGAAATGAATCCATATCCTGTGATTGAAAAACATGAAGAATTTTATGTTGTTCGTGATGATTTAATTGATGGTGGATCAAAGACTAGATTTGTTCAGAGTCTAATAAAAAATTCACAGGAAGAAGAAATGGTTTATGGGTCTTCACCCGCCACGGGTTATGCTCAAATTGCACTTGCAAGAGTTTGTGCTCACTATAACAAGAAATGCATATTGTTTATGGCAAAAAGAAAACCGGAGAATTTTCATCCTTACCAGTTGAAAGCAATCAAACATGGTGCTATAATTCATGGTGTAGACAATGGTATGCTTTCTGTAACTCAAAAAAGAGCAAGAGACTATGTTGCACAATTACCTAGTAATAGAAAATTATTTCCTATTGGATTTAATTGTCCTGAAGTTGTACAAGAAATATGTGATCTTGCAAAAAGTCTTCCAGTAAAACCAACAGAAGTATGGACAGTTGGTTCAAGTGGAACACTAACTAGAGGATTACAATTAGCATGGCCAAATGCAGATTTTCATTGTGTATCGGTAGGACATAAAATGGGGCAGAAGGAATTGGGTAGAGCAAAAATGTACAAGTGTGAACTTCCTTTCTTTGATGCAGTCGATACTGCTGATGCTCCGCCCTTTCCTTCTGCTCCAACCTACGATGCAAAAGCATGGAAATTTATGAAACAATATGCAAAACCCGGCGCTTTGTTTTGGAATGTTGGAGCATGAAACCTTTTTACGAAAGAAACGATTATCTTTTAAATCATAAAATAAATGTATTTTATGAGAATATTGTTTCAATGACTGATAAAGAGTTTGAAACATGGGTTTCTGACATGCGTAAAGTTGTAATGGAAGCATGGAACACTCATAATTGTCCGCCAAGAACAGGTAAAAACGAACAAGACATTATTAATGAGTTTAATAAACTAACCGGATATCCTGTTAGTACATTTGAATTTGTTGATGAACTTACAGAAAATAAAGATGTAATAATAAACAAATCTCGTCTTGGTGCAGAAGTGGATCAATGGTTTCCGAATATGTACAAGACTAGAATAAACTATAGTGAAAACGATATAGGTTATTCCATTTACGATCTGTTTGCAAACGATAAGTATTTACCAAAAATGATAAAAGGAGCTCGTCGTCATATCAGACGAGATTCTTTATATACATTTGCATGTTCAGCAATTAAAAATGATACAAAATACGCTATCGTATCTGTATCTACAGGCAATGAGTGGTTAAATGCTTATTTCAATAATCCATCAATATTCAAGGATCATGATTTTATTTTAGACCAACATGATGATGAGGATGGATTAAATACTGGATATTATCAAATTGAACAGTCTAAAATACTTTCCTTAACTAAAGATGATTTTTTAAAATGGAAACCCAAATTATCCTATAGACACTACTCAACTTTTGATTCTGAAAATTTAAGTGATGATAAAATATTCAGAATTCGTGTTTATGAAAAAGGACATAAAGTTTTTCCAAAATGCTTTCCCAGTTTCAGAATAGGATACATACAACCGGCAGTAAATTTTCCACCACTAACAGCGAGATATCTTTATGAAAAATACACGGAATCGTTTATGGACCAAGATAGAATTGTCATCTATGATCCTTCTTCTGGCTGGGGTGGACGCATACTTGGTGCGATGTCTGTCTCGGATTCTAGAAATATTTTATATGTCGGAACTGATCCTAATGTGGATAATTTCGATAATTCTCTTGTCGGTGGCAGCAAGTATTCTAGTATTGCTGATTTTTATAATACGAGAACTTATAGAGGAAATTCTTTCTTCTCCAAAACTCACGAATACGAAATTTTTTCGTCGGGGTCAGAGGTAATTCACAAAGATAAAAAGTTTAAGAAATATAAAGGTAAAGTAGATTTAGTATTTACTTCTCCTCCATATTTTAATAGAGAAGCATATTCAGATGACTCTAATCAATCATACAAGAAATTTAGTAATTATGATTCTTGGGTAAAAGGATTTTTACGCCCAACTCTTGAAACATGTGTTGAATATCTCAAAAACAATAGATATCTTTTGTGGAATATTGCCGATATTCAAGTCTCAGGCGAATATCTACCCCTAGAAAAAGATTCAAGAGATATTTTAGAATCTTTGGGAATGAAATATATCGAAACATTAAAAATGGCAATGGAAGGAATGCCTGGGCAAAACAGATTGGATGAAAATGGAAAACCAAAATGTAAAAACTTTTGTAAAGTAAATGGAAATTATTTGAAATACGAACCAGTTTTTGTATACTATAAGCCATGAAATCTGAGACAGAAGAGATTTTTTACGGTAAGCAACCAAATTGGAAGCATTGGAAACCGGAAGATTTTAAAGACGAAGAAAAAGTTTTTTGGTCTATTGCTTTTGCCTTAAATTGGTATAATGTAAAATATACAGATAGAGATTACAAGAAAAGCGTAATCGACTATATGGAAAAATTTAAAGTTAAAGGCAAAGAATTGGTTGTAAAGGTTCCTGTTGATAACTTTACATTTAGACTTATTGGTGGTAAATGTCAAGCGGCTTTAGCACATTGTATTCTACCCGACAAAGCAAACGATGCTATTAAAAATGGCATTTCTGATCTTATTCGTATAGGTTCTTCTATTAAAGATACAGAAATTCCGATGATATCGGTTCGTGAAAGAGTCATGGAACAGGCAATGGACTTGTCTGCCGTAATAGAGGGAGAGGTTGACAAATATCAACTCTATGTTAGGGGAAAATATTCAAATTATAAACAATTTGATGTTGAATCTTGGTTGGCAGAAAACGAACCAAGTGCCATGCATTGTGAATTTATGTTACAGATATTTGAAAGATCTTTGAATGAGTATAAATTAGTTTTAGCAGGCACAGATCCACAATTAAAAGAAGCATATTCACATTTTACAAAAAAACAACTTCAAAAGGTTCATGATTTTTATAAAAACATTTGTGAATTTTTGAAAGTTCGAATTATTATTGCCAAAAGTAATAGAAAACCAAGAAAACCAAGAAAAAAGAAACCAGAAAAGGTTGTTAAGAAATTAAAGTATCTTGCAAAGGATACAAATAGTGGTATTGAATCTATTATGCCAGAAAGCATAGTTGGTTGTATGACTTTGATTACATTTAATGTAAAAAACAAAAAAGCAACTATATTTAAGGCAGATGAAAATAGTTCAGGTATTTCAGTTAAAGGCACAACACTAATAGGATTTTCTGAAAAAGATTCAGTAGAAAAGACTATTAAAAAGCCTGTAGAATTTATGACAAAAGCCAAAAATGAAGGTATTAGAAGTATAAATAACTATTGGAAGAGTGTTAAGACTAAAGAAAATACACCTAACGGTAGAATCAATGCAAACATTTTGATTTTGCGAGCCTTTAAATGACAACAACAGGACAACTTAACTTTTTAGGAATATACAAAAAGTATAATTCAAATGGTTCTTTGTTTATTTACTATGTTGGAGATGTTGTAGAATTTGAAGGCAAAAGATATGTGGCAACAAGAACCATAACTGGTGTTTCTCCTTTTGCACTAAACAGTGGTTGGGTTGAATTGAGTGGTCAGAGTGGTTTTTTTATACAGGAAGTTACACCTATAAATTCCACGATAGGAGATCGTTGGTTGAATCCAATAACAGGTGTTCTTTATACAAAAATAAAAGACGATCAAAATAATAATCATTGGGTTGAAATATAACAAAAAATTGATATACTAGTATTATGATTCTTTTAGACAATAATCAAATTATACTTGCAAATCTTTTTCATACAGTAAAAAATAATACTGAGATTCAAGAAGACTTGCTTCGGCATATGGTATTGAATTCGTATAGACTATTACGAAAGCATTTTTCCAAAGAATATGGTGAATTGGTAATTTGCCAAGACTCTTCTAATTCATGGAGAAAGCAATACTATTCTCATTATAAGGCAAATAGAGCAAAGGCTCATGATAAGTCAGAGTTTGATTGGGATTTGATTTATCAAATTCTTACTAAAATTCGTGACGAAATTCGTGATACTTTTCCATATAAGAATATGAAGGTTGAAAATTGTGAAGCAGATGATATTATCGCAGTGCTTTCACAAACATATCATAATCAGGAAAAAATTCTAATTATTTCAAATGATAAAGATTTTCAACAGTTACAAAGATATCCAAATATTTTTCAGTATAGCACATTTAAGAAGAAACTCTTAACATGTGATAATCCTGAATACTTTTTGTTTGAACATGTAGTTCGCGGAGACTCTGGTGATGGGGTGCCAAATATTTTATCAGATGATGATTGTTTTGTTGATCCTGAAAAGCGTCAAAATAGGTTGACACAAAAAACAATTGATGAAATTGAGCAAATTAAAGATATTTCTGCAACCAAGTATTCTAGAAACTGGGATAGAAATCGAACATTAATTGATTTTCAAATGATACCGGATCATATTCGGTCTAGAATTTTGACAGAATATGAAAAACCTTCGTTGGTAACAGATAGGTCAAAGGTTCTTTCCTATATGATTACTAATCGTCTAAAGAACCTAATAGAAAATATCGAGGAATTTTGATGAAAAGAGATTTTCATGAAAAAGAGTTTAGAGATAAAACTCCAAACAAAGACAGAGGCTTCATTGAACGACAAAAGAAGTCAAAGAAGAATAGAATGAAAAGCGATTTAAAGAATATCGTTGACAATCTTAACTCTGGCAACTATAATGACGATTTTGAAGATGACTGGAATGACAATGACTAAAACACTAACGAAAAACGAAATAACACTAAGCAAAACAACTCTTTCCATTTTGAAGAACTTTGCTTCTCTCAATTCAAACATTTTGGTAAAACCCGGAAATACCATTCGAACAATTACACCGTCTAAAAATGGCATGGCGGAAGCAATTGTGGAGGAAACATTTGATGTTGAATTTGGTATTTGGGATTTGTCTAAGTTTTTGGGTGTTGTCAGTTTATTTACGGCGCCAAAATTTGAATTCAAAGAAAAGTCGGTTATTATTCATGGCGGTAATGGTTCTCGTGTTACTTATTTTTACTCAGAACCAAAACTTTTGACTGTTCCAACAAAAAATGTAAATATGCCACAAATATCTGTAAATGTAAGTATTACAGAAAAAGTTTTTGTGGAGTTACAAAAAGCATCAGCAGTTCTTCAACTTCCTGATCTTTCTTTTGTTAGCGAAGACGATAATGTAGTTGCTGTTGTTTCTGATTTACTAGATCCAACAACAAACAATTATAAAGTTATTGTTGGAAAGAATGATTCAGATGCTTCATTTAGTCTAAACTTTAAGATGGAAAATATCAAAATTCTTCCCGGCGACTATACTGTTGAATTTTCCAAGAACATTGTCGGTCAGTTTACACACGACACATTGGATATTAAATATTGGTTTGCTATGGAGAGTAATTCCAAATATAGTGAGTAATTATGATTATTAAAGAGAATGAATTTTTGTGGGTTGAGAAATATCGACCCCAAACAATTAAAGATTGTATTCTCCCCGTGTCCTTGAAAAAAACTTTCGAGGACATGGTTACAAAAGGAGAACCACAAAATTTGCTATTGTCTGGCACAGCAGGAACCGGAAAGACAACGGTTGCAAAAGCTTTGTGCAAGGATATCGGTGTAGATCATATTTTGATCAATTGTTCAGAAAATGGTAATATCGACACACTACGAACAGATATTAGACAATTTGCAAGCACTATTTCTTTGACTGATGCAAAGAAAACTGTAATTCTAGATGAGTTTGATTATAGTAACGCACAAAGTATTCAACCTGCTCTCAGAGGAGCAATTGAAGAGTTTTCAAATAATTGCAGATTTATAATCACTTGCAATTATAAAAGTAGAATTATTGAACCCATTCATTCTCGTTGCACCTGTATTGATTTTAGTATTACAGGCAAAGAAAAGGAAGAAATTGCTATAGAAATGTGGAAGCGATGCAAGCAAATTCTTCAAAATGAAAATGTAAAATTCAATGAAAGTGTTTTGGCACTAGTAATTAAAAAGTTTTTTCCTGATTTTCGTAGAATTCTAAATGAACTTCAAAGATATTCTGTTTCAGGTGTCATTGATGAGGGTATTTTATCCAAATCTTTTAGAGAGATGGAAATAGATGAACTAATTGCATCCATGAAACAGAAAAACTTTTTGGGAGTTCGTAAATGGATCGTTTCGAATAAGGATGTCCCTAGTACAGAACTTTTCCGTAAAATATATGACAATATAAGCACAGTATTGGTTCCAAGTAGTGTTCCTGAAGCAATACTTGTTTTAGCAGAATACCAATATAAGTCAGGATTTGTCGCAGATCAGGAAATCAATACTTCCGCGTGTATGGTTGAACTGATGATGCGATGTGAGTTTACATAATTATGGAACTTGGTGATTTCTTAAATTCTATTAATCTTAATAAAAAAGATTTGATGAAAGAAGATCCAAACTGTGAAAAACAGTATCTTCCTTTTATTGTAAATAAGTCTCTTTCTTATTTTATTGATTCTTTGTTTTATTCAAATAAAATGAATGAGTTGCATTTTTTGGATAAAAAGATGCAATATGATTATTTGAGACACAAGTTAGTAAAAAAGAAAAGATTTAGTAAGTGGTTTAAACCTGATGAATTAGAATCATTGGAGTATATTAAAGAATACTATGGTTATTCTACACAAAAAGCTAAAGAGATTATGTGTGTCTTGACACCGGATCAGATATTAGAAATTAAGGCAAAACTGAATAAAGGCGGCGCAAAAAACCAAAAAACATAAATATTATCGTTCAATATGGGGATTTAAAATGAATGATGATATTTTTTCTGGATTGGGTGTAGAGATAACATTAAAAACAAAAGAAAACTTCTTAAAAGTAAAAGAAACTTTGACACGATTAGGCGTGTCTTCGAAGAAGGATAAAAAACTTTATCAATCTTGTCACATTCTTCACAAAAGGGGAAGATATGCTATTATGCATTTTAAAGAAATGTTTATATTAGACGGATTGGAAAGTGACATAACTTTAGAAGACATACAAAGAAGAAATACAATAGTAAATCTTTTGGAAGATTGGGATCTTTTGGAAGTTGTAGATCCAAAAAAATCAGAAGACGAATTAAGTTTGGCAAGAATAAAAATACTTTCACACAAAGAAAAAAACGAGTGGACACTTGTACCTAAATATCATATAGGTAAATGACATTTATGGAGACTTTTTATTATGGAAAAAATGCAAGCAATTGGGGAACCGTTTCCGGTTCAGTATTCATCCTGCTCAGACAAAAAACCAAAATACTTTGAATGGACTAATGAACATTGTCCCATTAAAGTGTTTATGGATCAAGCAATAGCACCGGGAATGAATTATACAAAGAAACCCGGAGATGCTAAAAAAGTAGCATGGATTTGTGAATCACGCGCAATATTTCATTCATGGGTTTTTCCTAGAGATTTATGGGAAAATCACTTAGATAAAATAGTTGATTCATATGATGAAATATATGTTTCAGATAAGCATTGGTGTCAGTTTTCCCCAAAAATAAAATTTTGTTTTGCGGGAAGCAATGCTTCGTGGGTCAAAGAACCTAAAATATACGAAAAAACTAAACTAACATCAATGATTGCTTCTGCAAAGGTGATTACACATGGTCATCAAATTAGACACTCTATTGCAAACAAATTTAAAGATAAAATAGATGTCTATGGAGGTGCCGCCGGTTCTAAAAGATTTGGTGGTGGAACCTGGCCAGATAAATCCGAAGCAATGAATGATTATATGTTTTCTATAGTCATAGAGAACGATAGTTATTCGACATATTTCACAGAAAAAATTACAGACTGTTTTGCAACCGGAACTATACCAATTTACTGGGGTGCTCCTGAAATCGGAGACTACTTCAACATGGATGGAATAATTTTATATACGCCAGATTTTGACATTTCAATGTTGACACCTGAACTTTATAAAAGTAAAATGAGTGCTGTTTTGGATAATCTTGAGCGAGTTAAATCTATGGACATGGCTGATGATTTTTTATATAAATTAATTAACAATGAAAACTGAAATTATATCATTTTTTTCTGACATAGACGGGACTAGTTATTATAGTGACCATGCGTTTAGACTTAGAGAAGAATGTTTCAAACATAATGTTCCATATGATTTTAGACACATGGAATCTACGGGAGACTATAGATTAAATTGTCTAAGAAAACCTCAATTTATTTTATCTCTTTTAGAAGAAAAGAAAAAACCTTTAGTATGGATGGACATTGACAGTATTATTCATAAGGAATTATTGGCTTTTGATCACTTATCAGAAAATAATGCAGATATAGGATTTGCTTATCCTATAACGAAACCGGATCAAATTAATATGTCAAGTCCTAAAGCATCTCCAATTTTTTGCAATTATAACGAAAAGGTTATCAAATTTTTACAGACATGGATTGCTAATTGCGAAGAAAGTTTGAAAAACGGTGAACATTTTTTCGATCATGAAATTTTATTAATGCGAGTTTTACCAAAAGTTAAAGAAATAAAAATTGGTATATTGCCAATTAATTATTGTGTTTGGCCAAATAAATGTCCACAAGGTATAGATCCGTATATAACAATGGGAATTGCAGATGGAAAATCAAAAGAAAAAAATTTGAGAGAATTGGCAAAAATATTAAATATGAGCGAACATCATATTTTATTCAATTTAAATAAATTATAAGGAAATAAAATGAAAGCAATTGTGAATAATGGTGATTATTTTTCTAGCGAAATAAATCTAGATTTTCCATGTGAAATACACATTAGTAGATTTGGAAAAAATCAAAAAAGAATTTCACGGAGAAATGAACACAAACAACCAATAAAAATAGATTTTAGCACTAGAGATTCATACAAAGTTTTTGTTTGTTCTAATGAACCTTCAAGTTCAAATCATAGAGAATTAAATGGTATAATAATTGATAATTCACAACAATATGATTTGATTCTTACATGGGAATCTGAAATAATAGAAAATACAGATAATTCTGTATTTTTTCCATATGGAGGAACATGGTTAAATAAAAAAGAAAATTCACATATAGATTCTTTGGGTTCATTTGATCCAAAAGTTTTAAAAAAAATATCAAACAAAAATTTTGGATCGACATTTCTATCAACATTTTTGATGTTTAAAGAGGGTTATGAAATAAGAAAAAAAATATGGAATTCTAGAAATGAAATAAAAATTCCAACAAAATTTTATTCTAGTTCTCGTATGCCAACCACATTTATTTTTAAAGATGAATTGGGAAACAAAAATCAATTTTCAAATACTTTACATGATGGTTTTATAAAAGATGATGATAAAATAAATCTTTTTGATTATCAATTTAATATAGCCGTAGAAAGTAGTAAAGAAAAATCTTATTTTACAGAAAAGTTAATAGATCCTCTTTTAACTAAAACAATTCCAATATACTGGGGATGTCCTAATATTGAAGAATTTTTTGATACAAGAGGAATGATTATTTTTAATAGTTTTGAGGAATATATTGAAAAAATTAATAAAATTGATGAAACGACATATGAATCCATGAAACCATATGTTGAAAAAAATTATAATTTGGCATTAGAATATGGTAGATCTTTTTTTGATAGAATTGAACAAATAATAAAAGAAAATTATAATAATGAAAATAAAAAAGAAATTTTATGGAGCATTTGCATTTTAACTGTTCCAGAAAGAGAAAATAAACTTCAAAAACTACTTAAAAAATTAACAGAAACTACTCCCTACTCGTTTAAACATAGAATTGAAATTATAGTAAATAGTGATAATAAACAAAAAACAGTTGGACAAAAAAGAAATGAATGTGTTTTGAAAGCAAAGGGAAAATACATTTCCTTTATTGACGATGATGATATGGTATCTGATGCTTATATTCCAAAAATTTGTAGAAAATTAAATTCAAATTTATATGATGGTATTGGGTTTTGGGGATTATATTATGTTAATGATAATCCAACAATGTGGTTTAATCACGCCAATATAAATGGTGGCCATTTTAAAGATAATTTGGGTAGACAACGCCGTCCCCTGAATCATTTAAATCCGATCAAAACCGAAATATCCAAACAAATCTTGTATCCTGAAAAAAATTATGGAGAAGATTCTGATTATTGTGATAAACTTTTAAATTCGGGTTTAATAAAAAATGAATATAATTTTGAAGAAGTAATGTACCACTATCTTTGGTCTAGTGAAGGGACTTTGACTCAAAAATGAAAAAAATATGTTTATTGCAACAGGAATGTGGTATTGGTGATGTTTTATTTTGTCAAGGAATAGCAAAAACATTTCTTAAAAATAATTATAGAGTAGTTTGGCCTTTAGTTCCACAGATAATGCATATTGCAAAATATCTTGATAAAGATATAGAATTTTATGATAATAGTGGTGACTTTCCACTTAAAGATTTTTTTTATTTATCATATGATAAAAAACAAATACTTTTTACAGATAATAATGATTGTTTTATTCCTCTTGGATATTCTTCTCATATGATTTCTCCGTATGGTCTTCAGGTAATGCAATCAAAATATAGTATTTGTGGTTTAGATTGGAAAATGTGGAAAAATGAATTTACATTTGATAGGGACGAAAAAAAAGAAAATGAATTATTTTATGATGTTTTGGGGTTAAAGGATAATGAAGATTACTTGTTTATAAATCAAACATATGTAACACAACCATCTGTTATGAAAAAAAATATAATGCATTTTGCAGATAAATTTAAATCAATGAATATTTGCGAAATGAGATTTGTCGAAGGATTTACTATATTTGATTGGTGTAAAGTTTTTGAAAACATGCATTCCACCTTGACAGTTGATACATCTTTAATGTATATTATTGAAAAATTAAATTTAAAAAATAAAAATAATTTTTTGTGTATTACAAGAAATTATCATACAGCAAATGATATTCATAATTTGTTTGAGATACCTTGGGAGTATATTCATGCTTGAGACAATACAATTTAAAAATAAAATTTATCCAAAATTTCAAAGTGAAGGAAACGCTGCACAGTTTGCGATACCTTATGCAAAACATTTATGTAAAGGAATTGGTGTTGATATTGGATGTATGAAATATGAATGGGCATTTCCTGGCGCGGAAGTAATTGATCCATTATTAAATGAATATCATGCATTAAATTTTCCACAAAATAATTTGGATTATATATTTTCTTCCCATTGCTTAGAACATATATCTGACTGGGTTACTGTTATGGATTATTGGTATTCCAAACTAAAAATAGGTGGAGTATTATTTTTGTATCTTCCAGATTATAGTCAAGAATATTGGCGCCCTTGGAATAATAGAAAACATATGAATATTTTTACTCCAAATATTATTTTTGACTATATGGAAGATAGAGGATATATTAATATATTTAAATCTGGTGTAGATTTAAATAATGCATTTATGATTACAGGAGAAAAAAATGGGTGAACTACAATTGTTTGATATTTTAGATATAAAAAACAAATTTAATTTAGATATTTTTATTGAAACGGGAACCGGAAATGGACATTCTTTGCGACATGTTATTAATACTACTAATTTTGAAAATTACTATTCAATAGAAATTTACAAACCAATTTTTGATATAGTTAAAGAAGAATTTAAAAATAATAAATCTGTTTTACTTATTAATGATACATCAATAAATGGACTTAAAACTATTTTAAATAATATTCCTAGTGATAAAAATATCTTGTTTTGGTTGGATGCACATTTTCCGGGTGCAGATTTTGGACCACAACAATATTCCTCCGAACAAAATAAATTATTAAGAATACCTCTAGAAGAAGAACTTTCATTTATAAAAGAAATAAGACAAAATTCAAAAGATTTTTTCATTATAGATGATTTAAGAATATATGAAGATAATAATTATGAAGTCGGAAATTGGAAAGATCGGCAGTTATACGGTGGGGATGGTATTGATTTTATTTATGACAAATTTAACAACACACACCAAATTACAAAATTATTAAATCATCAAGGTTACATTATTTTAACACCAAGGTAATACCATGAAAGTATTGAAATTTTTTACACACCAAAATAAATCACACGACGATCCACTTTATCATTTAGGATTTGAAAAATATGAAAATGTGTGTGGAGACTTTTATCTGATGTTGGGTGATGTTTATTCGGCTATATTAACGCATAATTATGATGATAAAAATAAAATAGTTTTAAGTTTAGAAGAACCAAATTTTTGTACAGCAGGACATCATGTTGAAACATTTAATAAATGTTCAAAAATATTAACAATTTGTCCTTATACTGCTGAAACTATTGAAAATAGACAATTTGTATTTTTTCCATTTAATAGTGATTTAATTCCACAAAAACAAGAAAAACTTTATGATATAATATATTCTGGTTCCATTCAGTCAAATTTTGTTTCAGAAATTATAAATTGTATGGTTCCATATAATTATATTTTTGTTAGTTTTAATAAAGATTTTCGGGCAAATCACCCTAAAGTTTCATATTTAGAAAAATTAAATTTATACTCAAAAACAAAAATAACAGTTTGTCATAATTTACTTTGGCCATCTTCGTTAGACATTCCTCGTTATAGACAATTTTTAAATGCAGATAAAAATAAAGCATTTGATTTATTGGATCAATGTATAATGCCTCAAATTAAATCTAGAGTTTTTGAAGCAGCATTCTGTAGATCTTTAATTCTTTGTGCAAAAGATCATTGGAATGTAATAGAGAAATTTTTTGAACCAGAAAAAGAATTTATTTATTATACTGATATAAATGATCTACAAGACAAATTGAAATACATTATTAATAATTTTGAAAAATATGAATTAATAATTGAAAATGCTTTTAATAAGGCTGTTAACAATTACACCACTGAAAAATTTGTGGAGAAATATTTAAAATGAAAAAATGTATAGTAACAACTACAATCCAATCTCCCACTAAAGCATCAAAATTATTTGCACAAAAAGAGGGTTGGGAATTTATTGTTGTTGGTGATTTAAAAACACCACATGATGAATATAAAAATATAAATTGTACATATCTTGATCCAGAATATCAAGATAAAGAATATAAAGAATTAAGCAATTTAATTGGTTGGAGAACAATTCAAAGAAGAAATATTGGTTTTATAGAAGCATATCGCCGAGGAGCAGATGTTATTGCAACAGTTGATGATGATAATATTCCTTATAAATCTTGGGGTGAAGATATTTT